TGTTCTCGATCGGAGTTCCTGCAAATTCGCAACAAGTAACCACATATTCAGTTTGTACTAATTACCAAGAAAATTATAATCCTGGATATTATGACCGATATGGAAATTATATTCAGGGAAACGTAAACACTCAAAGATATAATGTTCCTTGTGGAAGTTCTTATCAACCACAATCTGGTGTAAGATGCTCTGCAGCAAGAACAACTCTTGGTGGTATTCTTGGTGGTGGAATTGCAGCAGCAGTTTCTAAGAAAGATTCCTGGAGTTGGTCTATTCCACTTGGTGCTGTTCTTGGTGCAGGTGTAGCAAACTCTAATTGTAATTGATGATTATGTCTGTTTTTCTTTTTCTTGCTGGTATTCTTGTTGCCACAGTTGCCAACTTTATTCTAATGAAAGATACTGACAATGATGATGACGATTATACCTACAGTAACAGTGGTCACGGTGGGCAAAACCTTGACTAAAAAACAGTAAACCATTAAAATAAAGGAGTAATTTACAAAGACAAATGGCACAAAAATTTCTTTATATTATTGATTATTGGGTTCCGTTTCCTTCCAGCGAATATGGTGGACTGATTAACGTTATTGCCGAAAATGATGTTGAGTGCCACGACATTCTGCGAGATAGTGGTATTTCATATGATAACTCATACGACAATAAGATTATGGAACGTGTAGTTGCTGCTCCTCGTTATGAACTTGCAGTAGATGATGTCCAATCTGGTGTTGTTGAAAGTTTTACAACCTGATGATTAAAACAACAATGAACCGACTTGACTTTGATCTAAAGCAACAATACCAAGAACGAATTACACAACTTCAAGGTAAAATCACAGAACAACAAAAAGAGATCCTACAACTCCAAGAACAAATTAAATATCTGTCTTATTCAAAAGAATACGATTGCTAATGAAACTCTCCACTAAACTCATTCCACAATTCAAACATTCTGCACCCGAAGGATACTCATATCAAGTAGAAGAGTTTAAGCGTGGAGTTTTTTCCATTTGGTTACTTCATCATCAAAAGTATGACTACAACAATGGAAAACCAGTAAGAACAATATGGGGTTTTTATTCTTATAAAAAGTGTGAGTTTTATAGTCCAGTAAATAGTTCTACGATTGGCAAAGTTGTCAATTTCAAAGATACCCGAAATTATACGGCTATGCCAATTAAACAATTACCACTGGATAAGTTCTTCGCATGAATTATGAACCCAAAGAAAACGATTTTGTTCGCTGGACCAAAGGAATTGAAGGATGGGTCTACTTTAAGGATAAAGAATACATTACCATAGAAGCATCAGTTCGCCCAAAAGATGAACAAAACTATGAGGATTGTTCACTACATAGAAATGAACGATTGCTTGTGATTTGTTATAAAAATCAATGGGATGAATTGAAATACATTAGGTCGCGTCAATCAATTTATGAAGAAGAGAAAAACTGTGTTTCGCTTAATTGCTAAGGCACTTGGAGAAAAATCAGGTAAGAATGATGATGAGGCGGACAAAATTGCTCTTGTCCGTCTCTTTATGTTTTTAAGTATTTTTATCACTAATGGGTTCATTATCTTTAATGCTGTTAGAACTCACATTGTCCCAGCAGAACCCAAACCTGTGAAGTGTGTTATTCTAAATACATAAAATCACAAGAATAAAATGCTGACCTTTAGAGACTTTATTGATATTTGCGAAGGAAAGAAATCTCCTCCTGGTGCAGTTAAAGGAACTTTTAAGCAAACAGATGGAGTAAAAACATATACTCTTGCTCCTTATGAAGGTCCATCTGGTCCACTGAAAAGTGAGAAGAAGGTTATGAAAACCCTTGAGAAACAAGGTGGAGTTGGTGGTGGTGCAATTAAGAAAGCAAAGAAGAAGGCAGATAAGATTAAAAAAATTGAAGAACAAACTCCAGCAATGGAACCAAATCTTTATAGTCAACAAGTTGCAAGAAGACAAGCAGCACAAAAGACTGCACATATTAAACACGTTCACCAAGAATTAGGTGCAGAAGCAAGATCGCAAGAAGCAGCAAAAAATAGAAGATTGAAAGCAATTATGTCCAGGTGATTACTGGGCCCCTTAAAGTGCAACAATAATGTAAGCAACCATTCACAAAATGGATCCTTTCAACGAAAACATTCAAGTTGAAGAGGAAAGTTATTTTAACTTGATTGATGAAGAAGATTTCTTCAATGATACTGAGTTTGATGACAAATCCTTCAACGAATACCTAAACGCTAACTACGATTATTGATTATGACCCCCGAACAATACACTTTCAGTGGTGATGCTAACACCTTCATTGGTGCTATCGCTCTTTTTGCAACGCCTGTTCTACTTTATTGGATTTTTCGTTCTTTTTGGAATAGTCCTTACAATGTTCGTGTGACACCTAAACAAGTGACCACCGAACCCTCCAATGAAACCGAAACTCCTGTATCCTAATTAAATGACTGATACTGTAAACGTACTGCCTCATCTTAACGAACTTAAAGACATTTATCGTCGCCAAGATTTTAAGTTCACATCTTCTCAAGCGGAGGAATATCAAATCCTTCTTCAAGCACGGCGAGAGCGTGTTAAGTATTTCTACCAAAACGGACTTGTTTCTAAAGGTAGATCAAAGGACACTGATAACTAAATACTAAAAAAGAGTGTTTAGATAACAATGAAAACTTTCCAGGACTTTATCACTGAGGCAAGAAAAAAAGTCAAAATAGAAGTAAATCCACAGAAACCAATAGAGTATAAAATTGCTGATATTGGTCCTGGAAAGAAAGAGTACAACGTGAAAACTTCTAAAGGTTGGACTAACGAAGCCTACGACAAGGAGGTGATGTCTGGTTCACAAATTAGAACTATGGGAACTGGTGGTCGCATTTCCCCCGAAAGAAAGAAAACAGAGGCAGAAAAACGTAGAACAAAAAGAGTAGGTGGTGGACAAACTAAACCCTCTACATATAAACCAAGAGCAGATATTGGTAAACAAAAAACAGCAGCAGAACGTCAACAGCAACCCGAACAAGAGAGAGGAAGTGCTGAGGTAAAACAATCTTATGCGGAAAAAGTAAGAGCAGAACGTAGAGCTGCAGCACAAAAGAGAATTGCTGCTAAAAAATCTGGTGAAGCAGCACCATCAGCAAAACCAAAGGCAAAAGATGTAGAGAAGCAAGCAACACAACTTCTCTCAAAGAGAGCAACTCCTAAACCAAAAGCAAAAGCAAGTGACGAAAGGTTCTCAAGTTCTAGAAACCCTGAAGAACATATGATCAAAGGAAAATATACTAAAGCGGAGAAGAAACAACTTGTAAGAGCAGGAAAACAAAAACTCCGTGATTTAGTTCTTAAAGCAACTGGTAAGAAGAAAGAAAGCGAACTGAAGCACCGTTATACTGGCCCTGATACCTGATACTACTTGGGGCCCCTGAAATTGCCCCTATACTAGATAATGCAACTTATGAACATTCAACTCCGTCCTCACCAGGAACGTGCTATTGCTGCTATGCAAAAGCACAACAAAGGCCAAGTGATCGTGCCCACTGGAGGCGGCAAAACGCTGAAGATGATCTATGATGCTGTGCGTGAGTTTTCTAATGAAACTCCCCAGACCATTGTTGTAGTCTGTCCGCGTATTCTTCTTGCAGAGCAACTCTCTGCAGAGTTCCTGGAGTTTATCACCAATGCCAAGGTTTTTCATTGTCATTCTGGTGAGACGCACCACGAAAGTTCTACTCGTCCTTTGGAAATCTCTAAGTGGGTTGATGCCAATGCCGACAATCATCGCCTGATTATTACCACCTACAACTCCCTGCAACGTCTTGCTGATGCGGAGATTGATGTGGATACGATCTATTTTGATGAAGCGCACAATAGCGTCAAACGTAACTTCTTTCCTGCAACTGAGCACTTCGCTGCCAATGCAAATCGCTGTTACTTCTTTACTGCAACCCGAAAGACTTCTGTAACTACCAATAAACCAGGAATGAACGACCGTGAGGTCTATGGTGACATTATTTGTCGCGTATCTGCACCTGAACTGGTTGATGGTGGTTATATCATTGCTCCTAAGATTGTAGCAAAAAAGTTTGATGTTCTGGGAGCAAAACAGATCACTGCAGAGTGTGACAGTGAGAACCTTCTGCAAACGATTGAAGAGACTGACTGCAAAAAAGTTCTTGTTTGTGTTAAAGCAGCAAAGCAACTTGTGAACCTTGTGTCACAAACTGATTTCTGTGGTCAGTTGCACTCTCGCGGTTATTCTTATCTTTACATTACCTCCAAGACTGGAGCGATTATTGATGGTAAGAAGGTCAACCGTGAGCAATTTTTTGATACTCTTAATGCCTGGGGGCGTGATCCTAACAAGAAGTTTATCTGTCTCCACCGGAGCATACTTTCAGAGGGAATTAACGTTAGCGAACTTGAAGCAGTCGTCTTTCTTCGCAATATGGATGTGATTGAACTCACTCAAACTATCGGTCGGGTTCTTCGCCTTGGGGGGAAAGAAAAGGTGTTTGGTCTATGCGTTGTGCCAGTTTATTCAAAGGTTGGCATTGCCACAGAACGAGCACTTCAGCGAGTTGTTGATGCTGTGTTTGAGAAAGGTGAAATGCTTGATAGCGTAGTTCGGCGCTGAACCTCAGTCTCACCTGAGACCCACTGAGATCCCAGTATTCATCAGGGTCCAAACCCTGATTTTTTTGTAATTTCACAGAACCCGACCCAATACCCATTCACCGCAACAAAATTAACGATTTTTCTCAAAATGAAATCCAAGAACTGGAAAGCATACTGCCGAACTACATTTAACTCTCTTCGGTCAAATGTAGAAAATTGGGGCAACCCTGATTTCTTTCGTCCCATCACACGCATTTATTATATTGGTGTCTTTGATTGTGCTCAGGTTAATCACCTTGGATTGATAAGTGAAGATGCGAAAAACAATCCAAAAGAACGAACCTATGATCATTGTTTGTCTCCACAATTCATTGGGCGAATGATTATGGATCACCCAGACAAATACCTGGAAGATTATGAAATCTTTGAGAACTTGTTCTGGTTGTCTTGCTCAACAATCACCGTGACCAAGGATCAAAATAAGAGGTTAAGTATGTTGACTGAGAATAACGGAACTGACTATAAAGTGTATGTCCCAACTAATCTCAAGTATCAGCATCTTAACATCAAACTGTATCAAAAGACTGGCACAAGATGGGAAGATGCTGTAGAATATGATGACAATATCATTCCAGCACCTAAAGACTTGTTGGAATATGAACGGAGGTTTCTTGTATGTTAATGGGATTTGTGAGTGGGTGTGGAGAATATGCTGCCATACCTTATGGTAAGGAACTGATGGTGATTTATCGCGGTCAACAAATCAAACTGTGTAGGACCGAAGCATCTGCAAAGAAGTTTATTGCTAATCACAAAAAGGGCAAAAGCGTTGCGGAATTGCCTGTTGAATGATACTGGGCCCCTCAAAGTGAAGTATTAGTAGATTAAACAATGAAGTGACTCCCGAACAAAAGTTCCAACAACTCTTTGAGGAAATGTATCAACTTTGTGAGCAACAAGGTTGGGGTGATCCATTCAGTTATGCTCGCTCGCGTGAGATACATCTTGCTGGTATTCTTGGTCATCAAGTAGCAGAAACCTATTCTGGTGCTGATGCTGTTGACCAAGATGGTGAATGTGAGTATAAGTCTACCATTGCTAATTCTATCAATGGGACTTACAATGGTATCAGCGTTCAAGATACTTGGGAAGAGCAGGAGCGTTATCTAATTGAGGAGAAGCTTGGTAAGTATTCTAATCACTACATTGCTCGCTATGATGGTGGCAAAGTCGTGGAAGTTTGGAAGTTAAGTGGTGATGATGTGCTGATGATTCTGCTTCCTAAACTCAAGAAAGATTGGGAGCGTAAGATTCACGGTAAGCACAAAGATCCACGCCTTTCTGGTAATCTAACTAGGAAAGAAATCTATCAATACGGAACTCAAATTGTATGACACTTGACAGTGGAAAACTGATGTATTCATCTGGTGGAGGGGATGAAGCATATACTCCTGCATATGGAGTTACACCAATTTTGAAGTATATTCCCAAAGATGCGATTGTATGGTGTCCATTTGATACTGCTAAAAGTGAGTTTGTCAAACAGATTGGAACGCAAAATCTAGTCATTTCCACTCATATTTCAACAGGTCAAGATTTTTTGACTTATGAACCAGACTTTGATTGGGATGTGATTGTTTCCAATCCACCATTCACAAACAAACGTAAGTTCTTTGAGCGAGCACTATCATTTGAGAAACCATTTGCACTCATTATGACTAACACTTGGTTAAATGATAGTGCTCCGAAGCAGTTATTCAAAGACAAGGATCTGCAACTGCTGATGTTTGATAAGCGAATGAAGTTTCATAGTCCCGATGGTAGACCAAACGATAAGATTACGTTCAGTAGTAGTTACTATTGCTGGAACTTTCTTCCCAAACAAATCATAATGGAAGAACTTAATTTTCCTAAGAGTAATTCAAAGGCAAAACTACCAGTTGACTAATACTGGGCCCCTCAAAGTGCATCAGTAGTGTGAGCAACACTCACAGAGGGAAGACAAAAGCGGTTCTCAACCACCCCGACAAATTAGAAGCGGGGACATAAGGTTGAGGTAAAATAATCACCGCGCCCTCTTAACATTTCTTTTTTCATTTATTCTATGCCTCGCGCTCGTAAACAACCTGTCGTTGATGTTGTTGTCCCTGAAATGAAAGTCCCTGAGGTTCTCATTACTCGGCAACAATACATTGAAGACATTAAGGTTCGTTGGGCAATTCACCAGTATGAGGTGAGCAAACTCCGTGAAGATGTGAGCAAGTTTAGTGAAACTGTTGCTCCTTATGTGAAACAAGCACTGAACTATACGGTTAATCGTTTCCAAGAACTTCGTGCTCGGTTTGTAACTGCCTGATGATTGTGTAAAGCACCTGAAACTCAGGTGCTTTTTTGTTTGATAAGTATTGGGCCCGTGAAAGTGCAGTAGTAGTATGATGACCAAGCAAATGCAGAATAAACACCAAGAACATTTTGAGGAAATGATCATCACTGGTGATCTATCTGTACTCAACTTTTTCAACGATGAGTATGAAGTTTCGTTGAAGATTGATGGTAGTCCTGCTATAATTTTTGGAACTGAACCTGCTACTGGTAAGTTTGTAGTTGGTACGAAGAGCATTTTTAACAAAGTAAAGAAGAAGATTTGTTATACTGAAGACGACATCAATCTGCACTATGGGCATCAACCTAAAGTTGCAAAGATTTTGATTGCTTGCCTGAAGTATCTTCCTCGCATTGACTATCTCTGTCAGGCAGATTTTCTGGGATTTGGTGATACTGATACCTTCCAACCGAATACGATTGTCTATAAGTTTGATGAAGTAATCACTCAAAAAATTGTACTTGCTCCGCACACGGTTTGGCACACTGATGGCGAACTGAAGGATGCTTATGTGTCTGGTTCTTCATCGTTCTTTGTTGATACTGATGATGTGAAGTTTGTACAACCTTGTGTTGACCTAATTCGTCCAGTTCTTCCTCAAATTGATGTTGATGGAGTACAATTCCTCAGTGCAAAGGAAGCAGCAGAGGCAAAGAAGCAGATCAATGCTATCATTAAATCTGGTGATGAACTCACTTGGTGGGATCTTACTGACATTCTTGGTTGTAAGAAACTTGCACATCTTTACCTGATGCTGACTGAAATCAAGGAAGAATTGATGCAGTCAATGATTGTAACTGATAGTCCTAAAGCATACATCAATGGTGAGCAAATCGTTGGTGAGGGATTTGTACTGAAGAACGACAACATCATAATGAAACTTGTTGATCGCACGGTGTTTGCATACAACAATTTTAACTTGCAGAAGTCCTGGTGAATATAACTGGGCCCGTGAAAGTGCAGTAGTAGTATGAACACTCCAAACTGGCAACACAACTCTGGTAAGCATAAGCGAACCAAGGGTATGTGTAAGGGTAAAATTAAATCCCGCAAGCAATCTCTCAAGTCACTTATACTCAAACTGAAATGACCATTCCATCTTACAGCGCAATCTCCTTTCCTAGTGAGGCACATCATCAGGCAGCATTGTATGATGCTTGTTTGCTGATTGTAAACACTTACAATCAAACTGATATGCTTGATGGTTATGATGATGAGGGTATGACTTCGTATGATTTTATGAAGTTTGCCCGTCGTATTCTCAACAACCTTTCCACTAACTGAAATGACTACGATTTCTTTCACTTCTGGTGAATTGCTGGACATTATTTCTGCCCTTGAGGTAAAAGAAGATCAGGCATTGAGTGTAAAGAATGATGCACACCTTGCAGCATATTATCTACATATGATTGATCAATTTCAGCGGGTTTATGATCGTTTGCAGGAACGTCCTGGCGAACAACGAGTTGCTGAACTTGTTCTTGCCCAGTAACAACTGGGCCCGTGAAAGTGCAGTAGTAGTATGAGCACCAAACAAATGACCATCACTGACATCACAAAACTTGAGAATTGCCCAGAGTGTAATGCTAACTGGGTGGATAAACTCATTCCACAAGAATACTGGGAGCACTATTCTCCTCCCTATTTCTATAGTCGTGTGATAGGAGTTGAGTTGCTTCATGGTGATAGAATTGACCACTGGTTGTGTCCGGATTGTAACCACAAGTTTCCACGATGAACTATTCTAATCTCTCCAAGATCCGTCCCAAACTACGCACCAGTGGTAATATCACTGGTAACTTTGGGAAGGCAAAGGTTAAAGTAGGTTCTACACTCAACGACATCGGAATGAGCACCAAAGATAACATCAAATGCGTCACACAAGATGAATACCTGAAGCGTCTTCATCTTGCATTTGATAATACCACCGATGAGAAACTGCGTCGGTTCATCTATACTGAGATCCGCAAGATTTATGTTCAGCGGGGTATTTGGTGAATACAACTGACAAACTCATCTTTGTTTCGTCGTTTATTTGGTTTTTGCACTGGTTATGCAAACTTTCTTTAGTCACAGCGGTTATGGTTACTCAAAGCGCCTCTGTGAAGATGTTTGCTTATGGTTTCTAAGGAAGTTTCTGCCACGTCACAAGATTGATCTGGAGATTATACATCGTGGATTGAAAAGAGAGTTAGTGTGGGGGTGGTGTTCAGTTCAATCTTGTGACTGGAATCCACGTTGTTTTTTGATTGAATTGCAAACACATTTACCAAAAGAAAATTATATTAAAACATTGCTACATGAACTTTATCATTGTTATCAACACGTTAAAGGTGATTTGCGTGATGTAAGAGGTGTTCGTTGCTGGAAAGGTATAAATTGTTCTAATTTAGATTATGATGAAATGCCATGGGAAATTGAGGCACACCAAAAAGAAAAAGAACTTTATGAAGAATATATGAACTATCTAAATAATGATGCCTGAACTTGATTGGCGTCTTTTCAGGTTGGAGTGGTTAATCCACTCCTATTTTTTCATAAATACTAATGCCAATCAAGTTTAGTATTTATGAATTACTTAAAAAATTATTGTAACCTCATAAGAAAAGCAGAGAAAAGAGGTTACACTAAATCAAAAGCAAAAGAGATGGGATTATATGTAGAATGTCATCATATATTTCCCGTGAGTATTTTTGGAAAGAATAAAAGAATTGTATATTTAACATCAAGAGAACATTATATTGCCCACGCTTTATTGGAAAAAGTGTTTATTAAAAGATATGGGATAAAGAATCAAAGAACATATAAAATGATATGGGCACACATATCTATGATTGGAAAAAATAATTTTATAAAAGAAAGATATTACAATTCACATCTTTATGAGGCAGCAAGATTAAGAATAAGTCAAATAGAAATTACTGAAGAAACCAAAAGAAAAATGTCAAATAATCGTAAAAAATCTAAATGGTGGAATAATGGAGTAGAGACAAAGTTTTGCGAAAATTGTCCTGGTAATGAGTGGAAAAGAGGAAGACCTGGAATAAATGTGGGAAGAAAATATACACAAGAAACTATAGATAAAATGAGGTTAAAGAGAATCATAATACATCAGAATAAACCAAAAAAACCAAAAAAACCAAAAATTGTAAAACCAAAAAATAAAGTATGGTGGAATGATGGTTTTGAGCAGATAAAATCAAAAGTTTCGCCTGGAGTTGGTTGGAGAAAAGGAAAATTACCAGAGTATTGGTGGAATGATGGTGAAAAAAACATTAAATCAAAAGAATGTCCTGGAAATAACTGGATTCCTGGTCTCTTAAAAAAGAGAACTACTAAAAACTTAAAATGGTGGAACAACGGAACAAATAATACATTGAGAGAAAATTGTCCTGGTGCTGGATGGAAAAGAGGAATGATAAAATTACAAACATCAACCGCACGAAATTGAGGCAAGAGAACAAGAACAAGCACTTTATCAACTATATTGGGCCCGTGAAAGTGCAGTAGTAGTATGAGCACTGCACAAATGCCTGAAGTCTTTCACTACACTACCAACTGGAAGGAAGGTAAAGTCTGCCAAATGTTCATTCAGCAAGTTACACCTGAATGGCAAGAATGTGGTCATCAGTATGTTGCTGTTGCTCTCAACCCTGAGACTAACAAAAGTATGGTGATGAGCAAGCCACGCTCCCATTATGATACTCTTCAGTGGGTTCGTAAGTTCTGTGGTTCATTCTCTCTTCTGTACTGATTATGCCCAATCTTAACAAAGACATTGCCAAGCAAAATGCTTGGATTGATGAACTGATTAAATGGGAAAATACTCACCCAGAGTATAAACCATTTAAGGAAGATAAGAACTCTCAACGTCAACAACTCCAAAAAGAAACCTACTGATTATGGCACTCACACAAGAACAATACGATAAACTCCTGGAAAAGTATTGTTGTGATATGGTTGAAGGTATGGACTTGGACACTCTGGTTCACTTTGCCATTGACCAGATTGAAGAGAATGTTCGTCGCAACTGTTCCTTAGATGAAGAACTGATTGAAGAAATCAGTAACTATTATGATGTATTTGATGTTGCCTCAATGATTGAGGACGTGGGAGCAAATCCTACCGACTTTGGTTTTGCTGATGTTTCGGATGATTGCGATTGATGAATGATAACTGGGCCCGTGAAAGTGCAGTAGTAGTATGAACACCAACTTTAACTGATTATGAACACTCAACTCCTTTCTGTCCGCGAACAAATCCAGCAGGACATTCTCACTTATGCTTCATTCGTTGATGACGAAAAGATTTTCTTTAATGATGAAATCTTGGATGAACTTTGCGAGATTGTTGTTCGTAACTTTGAGAAACTGAACTGATTTCTTACACTCAACTCACCAACTTTAACTGATTATGTACCGCACACTTTCCCAACTTCGTTATAGCATCAATCAAATGATTGAGCAACAAGGTGAAGATGCACCTTGTGCTGCATTTATTTTCACCAAATATGATGTGTTTTATTATCAAATGAGTGATGATGGAACAAATCTTGAAGAAGTTGAGACTTATTTGGATGATGAGGATACTGATGACGTTTTGACCGAAGTTGGTGGATGTGATTACATCTACGAACAGATTGGTGAAGTTATTGACGATGAAATTCGTCGCGTTCGTAACAAACAAGGAGTTTGATTGATGAATGATAACTGGGCCCGTGAAAGTGCATCTATAGTAGATGTTGACCATCCTATCATTCGTTTCTAATGATAACCGACCAAGAAAAACGCTACAAACTTTGTATCCTTGATCTACTGATTGCGATTGATGAAGATGTAGTGGATTGGAGGAACTATCCTAAACTCTGGGATGCAATTAGGTTTGCTGATACTACTCTTGACCTCTGGGCAGGAGATAATCTCAAACAGATGAAAGAACAACTGGAGAATGAACTGAAATGAAAAACTATCGTGTGATGGTTGAAACTAACGATGGATGTGTGACCGTTTGGTATGAGAAATCCAATGCAAAGACTGCGGATAAACTGATACTGAATCGGGTCTACAATCAACTCTGCGGTCT